CGTAAATATGTTTGGAAATTCCATTCCACGGGGTTTCTTGCTGTATTAAAGCGTTGAACACTTCTATCTGGGTCAAGACCTGATTCTAATGATGTAATATCTTGAACCGCAGAATCAGCAGAAAGTGCGTACCCAGCTAAAACCTCAACTCTCCAAGTATTTTGAGGGGTAAGGTCGGTAGCTGCGGTGGCACTAAGACTTAGATCTTCTACAGAGTAGAAGACTTTAGTATTTCTTTGTAGGTTTAGCTGAGTACCTGCCATTTTTAACTCCTTAGTTTTCTATATCTAATTCATAATCAATTAAGATTTCTATTTCGGCTATTCCGTAGGGTTTTACTAATCCCTCATCAGTATCAACGCTCGAAATAATTATATCACGAATACTGTATACACCAGTATCCAAGTTATATATAATATGTTCTATGTCTTGAATCAAACTATCTAGACTACCAGATGACTCTTCATCATTGACATAAAGTCTAAGAGTTAGAGGTATTAAACCCGTGGTATTACCTGAAGTGTTATATACTCTAACTTCTTCTCCAACTTGAAAAAATATTGATGGAAAATCATTTACTTCATCTAAAAATTTTATTTTTCTAAATACATTATCAAAGATATTATTTTGAAACGTATAAGAAGAGTTTAGTGAAGAAATAGATCCATCTATAAGTTTTAAATTTGTAAGAATATGATTTATTATGTTTCTTCTTTGATTCGACATTATTAGTATAACACCTTAAACTTGTTCTGGCAAATTAAAATTTTTCAAGTCTTAATTATTCTAAACTGTCTTCCAAATAATTCTTGAACAGTTTTTCTTATAGTAGGTCGTATTAGTCTTTGTCCTACTGCATATGGACGACTATGAAATTTATCAAAATATTCAGATACAGGAGGATTTGCAAAATATGAAATTAATTGCTTTTTATAATCTATTGTAAACTGTAAAGAATTTACAAAACGTCCTGTTCTATACTTTAATCCCTCAGTAGGGTTAGCCGGGCCAAATTTTGGCATTTTATTTTCTATTCTATTTTGTAATATAGTAGTAAGTTGAGCTGAAGATATCAGTCTAGTAGTAGATTCCTTATCTTCTTTTTCTTTTCTTACGTAATTACCTCTTTTTACTTTACCAGTCACTCTAGGTATAGAACCTCCAGTAGGAACACCAAATTGAAGTTCATAGTCTAAAGGAGGAGCCGATGCAAAATCTACTCTTCCTAGTTTTTTTCGACCACTAATACTATCTAAGATTTTTGTAAACTCTTCAACATTATTAGTTACTATAGGAGGGCCTGTTTCTTCTAGTCTTTTAATTAAAGTACTCTCAAAAGAATCACTTAATTTATATCTAATAGAACTTCCCTTGCCTAGTTCTGAAATAAAAGGAGGAGACTGAAAGTCTTTAAAAGGAAAAAATATATTTACAGCTTTTATACCAGTTACTTTACCTTTTATAATAATTGCTTCAGTTATTAACAGGTTTTTTGCCTTATTATAAAAAGCTTTATGTAGGTCAGGATCATATTTAGCAACTAGATTAAAAAATCCTGATCCACCTATTTTTGCTCTAACTGCTCTCAATACTTCTGCAGGATTATTTACATCATAAGTATCTATACCTTTACCGCCAAAATCTTTGCTTTTTGCTAACAACCCTTCTTCTTCTGATTGTCTAGCCATTAACTTTAGCTGATCTAAAAATCCTTGAGAAAATACAGAAGCAGACCTCTGTCCTATTGTAGTATCTGAAGATCCTCCTCTTCTATATTTTGCTTCAACATCTACTACATCTTCTATATCAGCCCCAAAAGACTTAGCAAGAGCCTGCGCTATTCTTGGGGAATCTATGCTTAAGTCTGGGACTAAGGCTGCATTTTTTGCGGCAGCTGGATTAGTAGTAGCTTTATAATACCTAGATAAAGATCTTTCTACCATGTTTTCCATATAGGTTAATTTATTTGCTTGTTTTTTACTTGCTTTTTGTGCTTCTTCCATATAACGAGCATAGTTTTTTATTAGTTCCGGCTCTGTAATTGTAATAGAAAAAGCTACTACAGCCATTACATTACCACACGATACATTTCAAGAACTCTACGAATATGTGGAGGAAAGTTAGCACTTAATCCATGAGATTTACCACTTTCTCCTTGTAAAGAGAATCCAGCGTTTTCTTGTGTTTGTTTATGTAATATTTTAATATAGTCTAAAGTCGCTACTTTGATATCACGAGGTATAATAGTAAATCCTGCATCATAAGTAACTTTTACACCTCTAGGAAAGTTTCTGAATGTAGTTTCAGGAATAACAGATATATCTGTTACACCTTGTACTCCTGCATTATATCTTCTAATACCTCCAGTTTCTGAATTCCATATATATTCTGGAGTAGTTCTAGAGTCGTCTTTTAATGTTGAATTATTATTTTTTCCATTAAAATGTAATAATAATACTGTATTTTCGTCTGTCGCATTAGGAGTAGTCGGAGCTGTAAAAGTACTAGTATATTTAGCATCTATAGTTACTCTAAATTCATCCATATATCCTTTAAAATAGTTTTCGCTACCTGTTACTCCAGTTTTACCTAAATGTAGTGGGGTGCTCACAGAAATTGACGGAAGAGAGTTAGATGTAGATTGTGTCTTAACAAGTGTTCCATCTATAAATAGACGTATATCATTATTTTCTCTACTTAAAGCATAGTGACTAAAAGAATTTGCTTTTGGTACATAATAGCTTGAAGTAGAAGAAGTACTAGTAAAATGATGTACATTAGCTACTTCAGTGTCTGAGTTTAAAGCTCTAAAATTTACTCCTAGATAAGGGCTGTAACTTAATTCTATTTTAGTATTTGCATCTCCTCTTGAGACCATTGCTTTAGTGTTAGATAAATCTTCAAATCTAAACCATCCTTCAATAGTAAAATCATCACTTTGAAAATCAAATTTAGGATTACCAGTTTCTGGATCGTTTGCAGAAATAAAAGCACTCCCATTAAAATATACAGAGCTTTCTCCAAACTTTTTTCTTCGAGTTTTTAGTATCGCAGTAGATGTAATTGTAGAAGTATCAAAATCTCCACTAACAAAAGACCCATCAGAACTAGGACCTATTAACGTTTTATGAGTGCTACCATCATACTCTGTAATTGATTTTACACTATTTAAAGGTAGTCTAGAAACAAATACCTGAGAAGTTCCTCCATTATAAAGCTCAGTATAAACATTATTCTTAATTTCTCTACCTACATAACTCTCTACAACTGAGCAAGCATAGGAAATTAAATTACTTATTCTAGTGTCATAAGTATTACTATTTATCTGTAAATACTCTTTAACTTCTCCTAAAGATACATAAGGAACTGTTACAGGTTGTGCCATTTTTTACTCCTCTTCAGAAGTATCAGGTACTGAGGTTTCTGTTACTACTTTTTTAGTAGAAAACATTGACTGCATACTCCTATTTGTTGTAGAAGATTCAGGTTTTGCTTTAGGCTGTCTTCTTTCTTTCCATTGATTTTTTATAGCATCAGAGTCTACATTATAAGATCTTAATTTTAATAAGAACTCTTGATAATTATCAATAGAAAGTAATCTTTCTATAGGATCTTTTTTAGCCATTATAAATTCTCCTTTTAGTAAAATAGGGCAGGCGTTGTTTACACCTGCCCTGTTGCATTAACGCCTTTTACGCTATATGACTAATTTTAATATTAGCCAGCTGCGATATTACACGCGAATGAGTAGGTTGAGCTCAATGTAGGAGCTGAAGCTGTTCCAGCAGTAGTCAATGCTTTAAAGTCAAAACGTGTTGACATGTACATTGCAGTTACCTGCTGACGTGGTTCATACTCACTCTCAATCTCCATTCCGCGTCTCTCACCAATAACGAATCCTGGCTTGTAAACAAGAGTTCCAAGAGTGTTCCATGAAGTGCCTACGTTATCCATAAATTCAGAGATAACAACAGGAATTCCATAAATAGCTCCAAGAGCACCTGTTAAATAAGTAGCGTTAGGCCCGAACTTATCTACAGTACGGAAGTCTGTTTCAGCTACAAGTGAGTTATACCCTTCAACACCAGTAATATAAACAAGTTGATCACCTAACTGAAGTCCATATTTACCAAGAGTTGCACGAGCATCAGCAATTTCAGCAGGTGCAGCCTTAGCAGATGCAGAACCAGTTTGCTGTTCAAGAGCAGCAGCGTTAGCAAGCTTAGTAATACCAGTAATTACAGAAGCAAAACCAGTACCAGCGGTAACAGCAGCAGCATTAGAGGTAAACCCTGATGACGCTCCAGTACCACGAAGAATTGACTTGTCAATTGCGCGAGCAATACGACGAGTTGTTGAAGCGCGTAAGAAGTCAATAAGAGGAAGAATTGTATCTTCTTCTTCGTCTTTTGCAAGATGAGTTGAAGTCATAAATTTATGAGGAGTCAAATCAACTGACTTAATTACGTTCTGATAAGATTCAGGAACATTAGTACTATCTCCAATACCTGTTGCGTAAGTTCCACTTTCAAACTGTGCAACACCGTCAGATGATGATGAGAAACCATCGTCTTCATCAGCTACTGGGATGCGGAAAGTTTTTGCGTCAACCTGTACACGATTAAACATTGGAGCAACAACTAACTGCTGCTGCATTTCTTCGTAGATGTTGGTCGAAAAGTTAGAAATAAAGTTTTCGCCATGTCCTGACTGAACAATAGCTTTGATTTTATTACCATATTTTGTATCCATTACATCACGTCTATTAAGAGCATAACCGAGCATAACAGCGTTTGCCATTTCTTTAGCAGAATATGGGTTTTCTTTACGCTGTGACTCTTGCCATACCATTTTGCTGTTCTGAAGAGCAGCAATTTCTTCGCGGTATTTTTCCATTTGAGCTTTAAGTTCTGCAACAGCCTCATTTTCACGTGGTGTATAAGCTGCTTTTTCCTCAACTAACTCTTGTCTATCGCGAGCATCAGCTTGTCGCATGATAGCTTCGCCTGTTTTTTCAACTAATTCAGCCACTCTAGGCTCATGTACCTCTACAGTGGCGGCTTTAGCTTCTGCTTGTTTATTTTCGGCTGCACCAGTATTGATAGTTAGTACATCGCCTGCAGTTTGAGTAGCCATATCGTCTTTCTCCTTTGTTTCGATAATCATTTGCCCGTGTAATTTTAGGGCTAGATCTCTTTGATCATTTGGGTTCATCTTATTCAATTCTTGAATAATATTATTTAAGTAGTTTGCAAAGACATAATCAGAATCTGACCAATCTTCACCGTTTGATTTTAGATTTAAAATTTTATTTAGTTTTTCTTGTAACTCTGAACTGTTAGTAATATTTTCATCTGTTTTTAAAGAGAATAAATATTGTTCTGTCGCTGTATTAGAGTTCTGATACTTTGATTTAATTTCTTCTCTTACAGAGTCAGATAATCTTGGTGTTTTAGTATTAATTACATGAATATCATATTTTGTACCAATATCCCAAGTATTCACAACAGCAATTTCCTCTGCCGGAACTGTACCTATATTATCTACTGTTTTTCCGTTTACGTCAACCTCTAAAAATTTAAAATTTGGAGATTCGGCAGTAGCAATCTTAGTAATTTTAAATCTTTTTCCTTCGTATTTTACAAAGGTATCTGTACTCAATGAAGAAGTTTCAGCAGATAAAAGATTTACAAAAGGAATTGGATCCATAGGATTAATTTCTTCAAAGTCATCTTCTTCAGAAAGCTCTAAAGATGTTTCTTCAATAACATTTTTAGTTTCCTCTGTAAGCTCTACTGTGGTTTCTTCAGCGAGATCTTCGTTTGAAGAATCTTCATCAGCTTTTTCTTCAACTTCAATCGCTTCTGCAGTTTCTACAGTTTCAACAACATCTGTTTCAGAAATGGCTTCAGATTTTTCTTCAACAACAATTTGTTCTGTTTCCATTTCTTCCTCGCTTTCTTCGGTTTTAAAGCTTTTTACAAACTCTTCATAGTCTGAGTCTCCTTCAAAGCTTTTTCTAATACTGAATAAAGAATTTTGATTAGCAGGAACACTAACCACACTGATTTCTAATAACTCTACATCTGTAATAGTCATACAATCAGTCTTTTCATCATATCTACCGTCTTTAACACGAAAACCTACTGAAAAACTTTTTAAAGCTCCGTCTTTAATTAAAGTTTGAACTCCATGTAATTTTTCAGCAGCATCGCTGACCATAGCATCAACAAAAATTCCTTTTCTATCAACAGTTACTTTATCTACCTTTCCAATAGGTTGATCATGTTTATGTTGATATAATAAAACAGGGTTTTTTCTATAATTAGCAACTCCTTTTGCCCATGCTTCAGCAGTTACTATATCTCCGACCCTGTCTTTGTCCGTAGTATTCGCATAGCCAGCAATTTTTAAACCTTTAGAGTTTTTAAGTCTTTTAGTTTCAAAATTACTGTTCAGATAAAATGTTTTTTCCATTTTTTATTCCTTTTTACTCGCTTGTACCGGAATCAGAAGACTCAGGTCTGCCTCCTATTGCTGGATTAACAGCACTTCCAGTTATGTTTTGAGGTATTCTTATTTGATTATTTTCATCACCTTCTAAAATTTCAAACCCAAGACCGTCTCTAGCCTCATTAACTGTTATAATACCTGTATTAACTAGTGTTGAATAATACATAGCCTGAGTTTTATTATCTGGTTGTAGTGCTGTTATAGATGTTTTATCAGGTTTGATAATAACACCCCCATTAAAATAATGAGAAAAGGCACTACAAAACATATTTAAAAGAGGTAATACAGTATGATTATAGAATAATACTTCGTTTGCATGAATATTTGCATTATTACCACTTTTTAATAATACATAAGGCACCCCAATAGATTTAGCAATATCTTGTTGGATTCTTTCAATAGAGTTTTCAAAATCTAATTCTGTAAAATTAATATTTGAAAACCTGTCTATTTTTAATCCGCCATCTAAAATTGCTGGATTTCTAGCGCCTTTAAATAAAGAAGAATAATTAGATCTCCACGCTTCTAATAGTCTTTCTTTTACTTTAGGACTTAAAACATTATCCGTCTGTAAAACTAAACCTGGAACTGCATTATTCTTAAAAAATAATCTTTGAAACTCTGTCATTTGATAATAGAGTTCAAAAAGTCTTTCTAAATTTTTTAACTTACTAACACCTCTAAAAATACTATCTTCATTATCAGCTTTTACATGAATAATTTCATCAGGAGTAAAAGTAATTTTTTCTTGTTTAGTGCTCTGTCTTTGACCGAACCCAAAATAATCTGTTGTTGCATTATGGATTAGATAATTATAATGACTTACAAATGTTTTTGAATCAGCAACTACTTCAACATCGTTAGCAGGTAGTAAATATAATCCACCGTTCTCTTTATCATAATAGAAAAACGCATTACCGTCAAGATAAAAATCTAAAATTGCCCTTCTAAATAAACGAGTTCTATCCTCAAAAGGATTAGGTTTGGCGTTCATAATTTTATGAATTTTTTTAGCTGCACCACCCTCAACCGTTAAAGGAACACTAACAGCCGCATTGACAATAACTTCTATCGATCTATGAACAATCTCTATTTCACGATACGCAGACTCGTACTCTACAATTGTTTCTGGTAAATTGTAGGGGTCTTTAGACGCTATAAAAGACTGAGCAGGATTTAATTTCTCTACAGTTAGCTTTTCTATTAACCAATCTCTAATTGCCATTATTGTTTTTCTCTTTTTGAATGTTTATCCAATTTATTATTTTACTTGCAAAAGAAATAGGATAAACTTGACCATATAAATTATGTAACAAGTCATGATGAAACTTACATAATGTAAAAAGGTTTTTACTGCTTAAATATTCATCATAATCTTTTTTAAATTTAATTCTTATTTCTTTAATGTACTCTACATCTTCTATTTTGTCAATTTTATTTTCTTTACACCAGCGTTGAAACAGTTCAGAAATAGAATAGACATGATGAAGTTCTAACTTATCTTTAGATCCACATATATAACAACAAGTATCATATTTATATTCTTTTTTTATATAATCACGTATATATTTTATAGGAATTCTCTTAAGCATATATACTAACTTGTCCTCTTAAATTAGAATATATAGCATATCTAATCGCATCACAACAATGAGATGTCCAATCATGTACTGGTTTTTGTTTTTCTGTTCTTTCATTCCATCTATAAGCGGCCATTGAATCAAAAGAATGTCTTGCGTTATCAATGTCAAAAACTAGTTTATCATTATCAACTAAATTTTGAATTGCTAAAATACCATCATTGACACTTTTTTGAGCGTTTTCACAATATATATCGTAGTCATAGGCTAAATCAGCCTTAGTTTGTTGAGCTGCTGAGTCAATATAAATAGTATCAATATCCCATTTTTCTGCTATTTCTTTTATATATATTGCGTGAGTAGAGGTTGTGCCTTCTTTTGCTACATATTCGTCTACCACATAAAAGTTTTCTTCTGAATCTTTAGCTAAAACAACAAAAGCGGTCTCATCTCGATAGCCAATATCAAGACCTCCTAAAAATTCATATCTATAATCGCCTGGATTAATTTCTTCTATTTGACGTAAATGTTTGTTTTCATCAATATTAAAAATTTTACCTTCGAGAGTAATCCAATCACATTCATATTCTTGTCCAAACAGATTTTTGCTCATACTTTTACGAGCTTCATCAATATCTATTTGATTTAATAAAGGATTAGCTCTCCAAGTAAATCTAGCACTACCCCAATTATCAAACTCAGGATCTTGTCCTCTTAGATAATATTCATAAAGATAGTTTCCTTTACCTCTAGGAGTAGATATCCACAAGCAGCGAGAATCTGGAAAAGTAGAAAGGGCAGGACGTAAATCTCTTGTAAAATACTCATCATTTGGAATAATAGCTGCCTCATCTACTATCAATAAATTGGCAGCTCTACCAATTAAACTGTCTCTATTATTGGCAGACAATAATCTGAAAGTACTGCCGTTTACTAGTCTAATTACTTTGTCTTTCTGATTAAATCTTTCAGTTTCTAAAGCTAGGTCTCTGATTATCTGAGTTGTGTAATCCCAAATAATTGAAGATAAAGAAAAATTCGGAGCAACAACCATAACTTGTGTTCCCGGTTCTAAAAGCTTAGCAAAAGCTAATATAGCTGCTGCATAAGATTTACCAGTACGTCTCGCAGATATGTGTACCCAAAAACGATTGTTCTCAAGACCTTCTAGCATACCCCACTGGCTTTCGTTCAACTTTAATTCAAGTTGATTTACCATAGGGATTTTTTGTAATAGTTTTTCTAAGTTTATCTTAAAAAATTTATCGTTATTGCTCATCTAAAAATACTAAGTGCAGTATAAATAAAACCAACTAACCCAGCAATAAACATTCCTATGAATACTAAAGTTTTAAGACTTGATTTTCCTTGTGTAGCAAGATTTTTTAGATCTTGAACTTCTTCAAAAGTATACTGTATTTGTTCTTGAAGTCTTTCAAAATTTTCCATTATCTTCTCATATCTTGCAGCACAAACAGCCTCATGAGTAGCAAACTCTGACTTAGTAAGTTGAGTTCGTTCGTGAAGAGTTTCTATGTCTTTTTGAATTTGATCAAGTTCTCGTTCTGTACTCATTGACTTTCTCCAAAACTCCCCCTCAAGTTTTATCTAATAATTAATTATTTATCAGCAGTAAATGAATCCCACCAAGAACCCATTGCTGTTATAAGCTCTTCATCTGTATAAGCAACTAGTTCTGCATCAATATCTACAACACCAGTTTCTTCTTCTGCAGGAGCTTTATATAAAGGGTGAGTAGCGTGAATAGTTTGCATACGAGAAATAAAAGAATCTCTAGTAAGCTCTTTTAGAGAAGAGGGTACGTAGTATTCTACAGCATCCCTAATATAACCAACATAAGTATGGTTAATTGAATTATACCAATACCCCCCATCATCAATCCAAATAGGGGTTTTCTTTGCATCAGAACGGGCTCTTACTTTTTCTAATTTATATTCTACAATCGTTGTTAATTCTCCTGTGAATTAGTTTCAGACTTTTTAGGGAGAAATATAGCGTCATCGTCATAATGATTTCGTAGTCCTTGAAGCTGCATACGAACCTCATCTACTTTTAACTGATCAAGAAGTTTTACGCACATATCATCTAGAAATTCATACATAGGTCTTACAGTATAGTCATCTATTTTTTGTTCATAATCTAAAAAGGCAAGCATATCTAAAGTAATTTTTCCAGGATTAACACCTATTTGTTCTAAATATTCTTGTTCTCCTTTAGTGATTCTACCGCTTTGCCTAACATCTCTTAAACACTGTACTAAACTTCTCTTTAAATGAGATCTTGCTTCTTCTTTTTCAAAATCTTCTTCATTATAATCACTATATTTTTCTTTTAAGTCATCATAAAGGTTAGAAAGAGTCAATACATCTTTCATTGCTCCTTCAACATATTTCATTCCATTAGCCATCCCACTTTTTAATTGGGCTATATCTATCTCAATTAATTGTGCTTTTAAAGAATCTTTCTCTTTGGCTAATCTATCTTCTTTTTGTTTTAATTTAATCTCATTCTTCATATAGTTCCACTTAGCTTCTTCTAGTGCTTCTCTTTTTCTTGTCATTTCAGCACTAACTTGTCTAAGATTTTTCATAGGAGCAGCATAACTTAAATTAATGTGTCTCCAAGTCCACTGAGAATGAGAACGATTCCAAATTCTTTCAGTTTCAGCTACGTTAGCAATAGCTAAATCTACTTTTTTAGCATTTTCAGCTAGTGTTAATCCGCCAAAACTTTTTACTTCTGCTAAATTTGTTGCACTAAACACTTCAGCAATCGATTTACCTCTTGCTTGTTCAGCAACATCTACTAAATCTCTATTTTTTTGATCTACTGTTGTTAAATCAGACATATTTTCCCCTCATTCTATGTTAAAACTGATTGATATTCTGTCTTGAGTATTTTTATTCGGTTCAACATAATGCTCTAACCATGATGGAAATAGTATACATGAACCTGGTTCTGGTGTCAAACCATAATTTTTTATTCTAATCCTACTGGCCTCTGATCTACCAGCCGGGTTTACTAAAACTAATTTTCCAGAATTTTCAGGTGTTGATATCCAGTATACACCGCTTAAAGTACCACTATGTATATGATGAGCATTGTAAGAATATTGAGAATTAATATTTGCCCACATAGAATCAATAAAAACTTCTTTGTTAATTCTTTCACTAAAATCTTTAGCAATACTATTGCTCATATTTAAAAGAGGCTCTATTAACGGATTTAAAAAATCTCCATAATCTTGATAAATATAATCATTACTTTGCCATCCTAAAAAATTAGATCTTTTTTTTCCTTCTGTATTATCTCGTAACCAATAAACAAAATCAAGCAGCTCTTCATTAAAAGAGCTACTATTTGGTAATTTAAATCCCCATACTGGAACCGATAGAATTTCTTGTTTAAATTCTAAATTATTCATTATCTAAAATGTGTATAGCCTTGTACCCAAATAACTAAAGACCAACGAGTTCCTCTAGTTACTGGGGTCACTCTATGTCTCATATAACTTGGAAATAGAATTACACTCCCTCTCTCTTTAGGCATAACAACTTCTGAACCTTCATCTACTTGAAGATCACCTCCATCATAATCTGCCGGATCTGACAATTGTACCACCATAGAGATCTTACGCCCATAAGAACTCCCTCCTCCAACGTCTATATGCCAGCCATAGTGTTGTTTTGTTTCATTACTTGTATACTCTAAAAGTTGAAGTCCGTGCATAATACCCGCTATCTCAAAATCAAAATGATGCTGGTTTGTAACATCGGCAATAAACATCATTTTTTCAAATAAACCGTTTGTTTCTTCATTTAAGAAAATATTTCTTACATAAACATCACGAATTTCTCGACGAATCTCTCCTCCATTTTCTCCTACAGAAGCAAATTGAGGATATTCTTTATTACCATAATTAATTACCCAATCACATTCGTCAGGTGTAAAGTATAATTCTCTTTTTGAGTGTTCTTGAGTATGTACAACAAAACCAGGAGTTCTGGGTTTTTGTCTTGGAGCCATAAATTTTGCCATTATTCACCTACCTTAAATTCGAAGTTTTTTGGAAGAGGACGACCTGAAGGTCTAGAGCTTATCATAGTTTCTTCTTGAGTTTTTAACCATGGTTTTTGTAATTTTTGTTCGTTATTTTGATTTTGCATATCTTTTTCATAATTATTTTGCTGTTGCTTCATAGCAATTTGTTGAGTTTTTGGGATGCCTAGCGCAGGTCTACCATCAAATTTACATTCTTCTGCATAAGGACCATTAGCATCAACATAATGTACAAATACTTGAGCTTGCCACTCTCCTTTATAAACAGGTCTCCAATGAGGCACATCACACCCTCTGTATAATAACATTTCTCCAACATCAAGATCAATTTGGTTACCTATTGTATCATTTTCATTTCTGCCTACATATATAGGCCAAATAGGTTCTCCTTGTTTTCTTCCAAGAGTTAGAGTACCTGAAATTTCACAAGAAGGTCTGTCTTTGTGATATTTCAACTCTTCTCCAGTTTGGTAAATTCTAGAATAAGTATAAGCCGGAACAAGCTCTACCCCTATCAAATTACTTAATTGAGGTGCGAGTCTTGCTAGTAGAGTATCAAAAAGTGGATCTCCATAAATCGACCAAGATAATGGACACTGGTTATCATCTCCTCCCATAGCTACAGGAGGTACTAATAATCCTGCATCTCTTTTTACAAATAAATAATCAGTCATAAGATTTGCCATCTCACGACTGATTACATCATTAAATACTACATATTTTTGATTTTTAAACATCTCTGGTATTGAACTCATAATTTCCCCTCCTATTTTAGAGTATATAAATAATTATATACTAAATTTTATAAGGAGTCAAGTACAATTATGATTTAACCAACTGCTGGTAGATGACGTACTGAAACTACAGTACTAGCTTCAATAGGGGAAGTATTATTAAGAGTAAGTGTGGTACTTGCAACTGAATAGTTATTGGCAGGAGCACCGGGAGATTGAAGAA